GAAGAATACGAGCGTCAATTCCCCAACGCCCAGCCACATTCGTCTCTGCAACAGCAAGGCGTGGGAGATCAGTCACTTTCAGCTTGGATTAATGAAGATACCGTGCGAATCGCAGAGTATTTTTACATTGTCCACGAAAAAGCCCAGCTAAACCTGTATTATGGCAACGTCAGCGCCATGAAAGGGTCGCCTGAAGACGCTCAAATGGTCGCAATGGGTATGAAACCTATCAAATCTCGCATGGTTGACGTCAAAAAGGTCAAATGGTGCAAGATTAACGGTTTTGAGGTGCTAGAAGAGCAGGACTGGGCAGGTAAATGGATACCGGTCGTGCGTGTGATCGGTAACGAATTTGAGATTGACGGTCGTTTGTATGTCTCTGGCATCGTGCGTAACGCCAAAGACGCCCAGCGGATGTATAACTACTGGGTTAGTCAAGAGGCCGAGATGCTGGCTTTGGCTCCTAAAGCACCGTTTATCGGGTATGGCGGTCAATTTGAGGGTTACGAGCAGCAATGGAAGACTGCAAATACGACCAACTGGCCGTATTTAGAGGTCAATCCAGAGGTTACAGACGGCCAAGGCTCCGTTTTGCCGTTGCCACAACGTGCTGCACCACCGCTGCCTCAAACCGGTCTAATACAGGCCAAAATGGGGGCGTCTGACGACATTAAAGCTACCACAGGGCAGTATGACTCTAGCCTTGGGCAAACGTCTAATGAGCGCTCTGGCAAGGCTATTTTGGCTCGAGAGCGTCAATCTGACCGTGGTACGTATCACTATGTGGATAACTACGCTCGTGCGGTACGGTATATCACACGTCAGATTGTGGACTTGATCCCCAAGATTTACGACACCGAGCGTATTGCTCGGATTATCGGCGAAGATAACGAAGTCAGCACGGTCAAGATTAACCCCCAGCAGCAAGAGCCGGTCAAAAAGATCGTGGATCAGAACGGCATTGTGATGGAAAAGGTTTACAACCCTGGTGTGGGTAAATATGACGTGATGGTAACGACCGGTCCAAGCTACATGACTAAGCGTCAGGAAGCTCTGGAAGCGATGGCGCAATTGCTGCAAGGCAACCCACAACTTTGGAGTGTGGCTGGAGATTTGTTCATTAAGAACATGGACTGGCCAGGCGCACAAGAGATGGCTAAACGCTTTGCCAAGACGATTGACCCTGCGCTTATGAATGATGGCGACAAACCGCCTGAGTTGCAAGCCGCAGAGCAGCAAATTCAAGCGATGGGACAAGAGATGGAGCAGATGCACCAGATGCTTCAGAATGTGTCCAAGTCCATTGAGGCGCAAGAGATTGAGCGTAAGAATTACGAAGCGCAGATTAAGGCGTTTGAGGCTGAAACTCGACGGATTTCCGCTGTTCAGGCAGGCATGACGTTTGAGCAGATTCAAGACATTGTGCAAGGCACAATAGCTGCTGCACTTGATACGGGAGATTTAATTGGTGGGGCGGCACAGCGTCAACCGTTTGAGATGCCTCAACCTCCAATGGAGCAGCCTCCAATGCCTGAACAGGGCATGATGCCGCAAGATCAGATGATGCCTCCGATGGAACAAATGCCACCTGAGCAAATGCCGATGGAGCCACAACAATGAAAGCTTGCGATTTCGTAGGTATGTTGTTTCTAGCACGGGATGTGTCCCATTCTGTGCATTTGAACACCCGTAGTTATGCCAAGCACAAAGCACTGCAAAAGTTCTATGAAAACATCATTGACTTAGCGGATGGTTTTGCGGAAGCCTATCAAGGCAAGCATGGCTTAATGGGTCCAATCGGACTACAATCTGCTGGTAAGACTACAAATGTAGTGGCATTTTTAGAAGCACAGGTTAAAGAAATTGAGAAGTGCCGGTATGAGGTGTGCGGCAAAGACGATACAACACTTCAGAATTTGATTGACGGCATTTTGGAGTTGTACCTATCCACGCTGTATAAACTAAAGTTCTTAGCATGAACATTTATGACTCGCAAACTAAGTATGGTAAAGATGAAGAATTTAGCCTTCAGGTTGCGCGCGGCTTAATTCCTGGGCATTCAGCTATTACAGTTTTTGGCTACAACCCTGACGTAGATACGTCAGAAGAGTCTGTGTGGCCAAATGGCGGCACGGTACCACACCCTACTGCTGCGTCGGTGTTAAAAGTAAGTTCAACCGACGCTGCCGACGCAAGTCCTAGCGGGACAGGTGCGCGCACAGTGCGTATTACTGGTCTTAACGGTAGTTTTAACGAAGTATCTGAAACGATTGTGCTAAACGGCCAGACGGCTGTTAACACAGTCAATAGCTATCTGTACGTTAACGGGTTGACGGTAACTTCTGTAGGCTCTGGTGGTGCAAACGCAGGCGACATTAACGTAGGCACAGGCACTGTTACAGCGGGTGTTCCGGCTGTTTTGTACGACATGATTGCCATTGGATATAACAACCGCACAACAGGTCATTATTGCGTTCCGACTGGGTATACAGCGTTTTTAGTACATGGTTTGTTTACCGCAGGGCAAGCTTCTGGCAGTACATCAATTACTGGCAAATTGCTTGTTCATTCACCGGATGACAATATTGTTCGTGTTGGCGCAATTACGACATTAAACAACGGTGTTGTGCAATATATGTTTAACTACCCAACAGCGATCCCCGAAAAAAGCTGCATTGGCGCAACTGCAATAGGTTCGGCAAATAACAACTCCGTATCAAGTATGTTTAATATTTGTTTAATTAAAAATTTTCAAGGTTAAATTATGGCTAACTACACTTACATTGAAGCCACGACGCAAGTCAAGCCAAGCGCCGGTAAGCTAAAAGGTATTTTTGTCAGTGCTGCATCTGGCACTCCGACCATTACCGTTTATGATGAGGCTTCGGGTGGCACAACTAAAGTATTGTTAGCAACCTTTACGCCTGTTGCAGCCACGTTCTACCCGCTTGGCGTAGATGGTGCTTTTGCCAACAAGGGGCTAAATGTGGCGATTGGCGGCACAGTTAAAGCTACCGTTATTTACGAATAGGAAATGCCATGAGTAAAGCCGTATTTCAAGAACAACTTGGTGGTTCGACGACCATTCAGGCACAAAATACCGCAGATACTTTTACGCTGCAATTGCCTGCTGCCGATGGTACGCTTGTTCATACAGATACAAACGGTACGGCTACTTTTGTAAACTTATCGTTAACTGGTGATGTTGTCGCAGGTACTTGGGGTGCCGATACGATTGACGTAGCACACGGCGGTACTGGTGCGGTGACTCTGACAGGATACGTCAAGGGTGCGGGGACTGCTGCAATGACAGCAAGCGCCACAATCCCCAATACCGATATTACTGGTTTAGGTAATATGTCGGTACAAGATTCAGATTCGGTCACAATTACTGGCGGCACAGCAAACGGCTTGACAATTGGCGCAACCAACCCCGCTGCCGCAACGGTCACAACTTTGCGTGTTAATTCTACGCTTTCGTTAGCAGGGTCAACGGGTTCGTCAGGTCAAGTGCTGACATCTAATGGTGGATCAGCCCCTACTTGGCAGACTATACCTGGCTCTGGAACCGTCACATCTATTGATGTATCTGGTGGCACAACAGGACTGACAACTTCTGGTGGTCCAGTTACAGCTTCTGGCACAATTACTTTGGCCGGCACACTTGCTGTTGCTAACGGCGGTACAGGTGCTACAACTGCGGGCGATGCTTTAACAAGTTTGGGTGCTTATCCAGCATCAAACCCAAGTGGGTTTACTAGCAATACTGGAACGGTCACCGATGTGACAGGTTCAGCACCCATATCTTCAAGTGGCGGAACAACCCCTGCGATTAGTATTAGCCAAGCCACAACGTCTACTGATGGTTATTTGTCCTCAACCGATTGGAATACGTTTAATAACAAAGGTTCTGGCACAGTCACTAGCGTAGGCGGTACAGGTACAGTTAACGGCTTGACTTTAACGGGTACGGTCACAACAAGCGGCGATTTAACGCTTGGAGGAACACTTGATCTTTCAAGTCCTCCAGCAATTGGCGCAACAGCGGCAAACGCAGGTACGTTTACTACGCTGACTGACAGTTATGGCAACGTGCGGTCTATTCCGAAGTCTGGTGCTGCTAAGACAACTAGCTATACGCTTGCGACAACGGATAACGGTCAGTTTATTGAGGTTGGCACGGGCGGCTCAATCACAATCCCAGATGCCACGTTTGCAACAGGCAATGCGGTGTCCGTGTTCAACAACACCTCAGGCAACATCACAATCACCTGCACGATCACAACGGCGTACATCGGTGGCACGGACAGCGACAAGGCTACAGTCACATTAGCGACCAGAGGCGTAGCGACAATCCTGTTTATCAGCGGCACAGTCTGCGTCATTAGCGGAAACGTAACATGAGCATAATGCAGATGTTATTAGCGTCTAAAGGTGCTAAATCTCCTTATTTCGTGGATTATGTCGCTGTGGCTGGAGGCGGTGCTGGTGGAAGCGCACCAGTTAACCAAACTGGGTCAGGTGGAGGCGGTGCTGGTGGATATAGATCAGGTTCACTTGAATTAATACCAAACACTTCTTACACAATTACGATTGGTGCTGGCGGTGCAGCTACATCTAGCGGGGTAAATGGCAATAATGGATCAAATTCTATTTTTGCTACGGTTACCGCAGCAGGCGGCGGCGGTGGCGGCGGTGGTGGCGGCGCAATACAAGACGGTCTTGCTGGAGGATCAGGTGGAGGTGGAGGAGCAGGGTTTTTGGCGTTTAACCAAGGAGGCGCTGGCACTTCTGGTCAAGGCAATAACGGTGGTAGAGGTGGCTATGACCCTGATAACTTTTCCGCTGGCGCAGGCGGCGGCGGAGCATCTGCAGCAGGATCAAATGGCGGAAATGCTTTTGCCTCTGGCGGTGCTGGCGGTGCTGGAAGTGCGTCATCTATTACTGGTATTTCAGTAACTAGGGCAGGTGGCGGCGGTGGCGGTTCTTATTCTGCGTCTGGTGGGGCAGGCGGAACAGGTGGCGGTGGAGCTGGATCGGCAACCAATGGAACTGGAACATCAGCTACCGCTAACACAGGTGGCGGTGGTGGTGGCGGCGGCATAACATCTGGTGCTGGTGGCTCTGGTGTCGTAATTCTTTCCGTCCCAACAGCAAGTTACAGCGGTATTACCACAGGATCTCCAACAGTTACCACTAGCGGTTCAAATACAATTTTGACATTTAATTCTTCAGGGACATATACAGCATGAGTCACTTTGCATACGTTCCGCACATCGTTGATGGGAAAGCAATTGTAGAAAAAGTTATCCGCATTGACCAAGAAACTCTCAATACGGGTTTGTGGGGTGATCCATTAATGTGGATTAAAACCTCGTACAATACTTACGGCAATAAGCACCCCGAAAACCGTCCACTCAGGGGCAACTACGCTGGAGTTGGCTACACATACGATGCGGTAAACGACGTTTTCTACGCTCATCAGCCGTTCCCCTCGTGGGTTTTAAATCAATCCACATGGTTGTGGGAAGCCCCCATGCCGATGCCAACAGACGGTAAGGTTTATCGCTGGGACGAGCCTTCGGTTTCTTGGGTAGAGGTTGTTCTACCTGCGCAGGAATAATCATGGACGATACCGCTTACGTTCAACAAGCCGTGGATGAGGGCGGTGTCGTTTATTTCCCAGACACTTACAGACTGACTGCGCCGATTAACATCACAAAGCCTGTCACCATCGTGGGTGCGCCCCCTTCTATATCAAACATGGACGGGACTTGGTTTCACATCGACCATCCGGGCAAGGGCTTTAACATTGCCAACACCAATGGATATTACAACGGTGTGAGCTTTATCGACATCGGCACATACCGCACACAACCTGAACCCGCACCGGAATGGCAAGCATACGATTACGACTTTGACTTCTACATCAACGGCATCACAGATGTAAACTTTAATAACCTCACATTGCTGAACCCTACACGGGGTATCGGTCAGTTTAGCGGCGGTGGCAGGATCAACATCGACCGCTTGAATATGCAGCCGTTTAAAGTCGGGATTCAGATTGACGAGGCGTATGACGTTTGCCGTATTAGTAACGTGCATTCGTGGGTTTTTTGGAAAGACCATCCTGAAGTACAGAAGTATACGTTGGCTAACTTGAAAGCCATAAGCCTTGGGCGGTGCGATAACCCAATGCTTACTAACATCTTCAGTATCTTTGCTCAGTCAGGACTGCATTTTTACCAAAACGTCTACGGCGCTACGTCCAAAATGCACCTTGCAAACGCTGACTTCGATGCAGGAATTAACGGAATCTGGATAGACAATACGGTCAAAAATGGTGTATCTGGTCAGTTTGCCAACGTCACGCATCAGGGCGTAGACGGTTCGGACAATGCAATCGGCTTACTGGTGGCAGGAACAAGTTCAAACCTTGGCTTTTCGTCATTGAAGACCATGTTTTGCGGGGCAAACGGCATCCGTGTGGATGGGTCTGGCAACAGGTTGGCTTTTGGTGATGCAACGGTTCTGTACTACGACCAAGGCAAAAAAGGTTTTCCAGGCGTTGAAGTTGCAGCGCAAAATACCGTGCTGTTTGCAACAACCCCTTACGTAGCGACTAATGCGCTAGGACCCCGATACGGCGGGGCGGGCGACATAAATGTAAATGTTTCACAAAAAGTCAACTAAGTAATACAATATGTTAACTGTATCGGTTCAGTAAACCGAGGTTTCCCAAGGAAACAAAAATGTCAGAAGAAGTATCCTTAGCGGAAGTACCCGCGCCGGAACTGGACGCTACGGCAGCACCAGCACCCGAAGTACAAGCGCCGGAAGTTGTCGAGAATCAAGTCGAGCAGCAAGAGGAAAAGAAATATACTCAAGCTGAAATTGATGCGATGATTGGCAAAAGACTTGCCAGAGAACAGCGCAAGTGGGAAAGGGAACAGGCTCAACGGGCAATACAGGCTCCAGCCCCATCTGCTCCAGTTGCACCAGAACAGTTTGAAACGACCGAAGCGTATGTGGAAGCACTTGCTGCGCAGAAAGCCGAAGAACTACTGGTACGACGGGAACAAGAAAGGCAGCAGTCGCAAATCCTAGAGTCGTATCACGATAAGGAAGAAGAAGCACGGGCAAAATATGATGACTTTGAACAAGTCGCATACAATCCTAACCTTCCGATTACTTCCGTGATGGCCCAGACCATTCAAGCTTCAGATATAGGCCCTGAATTAGCCTATCATCTAGGGGTAAACCCTAAAGAAGCAGAACGGATTTCCAAGTTGCCGCCGATTCTTCAAGCAAAGGAAATCGGAAAGATTGAAGCTAAGTTAGCTGACAATCCGCCCGTTAAGAAAACATCCCAAGCGCCGACGCCTATTTCGCCGGTTACTGCCAGAAGCACGGGTTCGCCCACATACGATACAACTGACCCACGCTCTATCAAGTCGATGAGTACGTCAGAATGGATCGAAGCTGAAAGGCAGCGACAGCTTAAAAAGCAAGAAGCGCTACGAAACCGCTAATTTTACTTTTTAGGAAACAACATGAGCAATAGCTTACTTACCATTGACATGATTACCCGAAAGTCTCTCGAAATCCTCGAGAACAATCTGGTAATCACCCGCAACGTCAACCGCCAGTACGACGACTCGTTTGCCGTTGAAGGCGCCAAAATTGGTTCAACTCTGCGTATTCGTTTGCCCGATCGCGCGCTCGTAACTGACGGTGCTGCTCTGCAAGTCCAGAGCGACAACGAACAGTACACAACTTTGACTGTCTCCAGCCAGAAGCATATCGGCGTGAACTTTTCGTCTGCCGAATTGACCATGCAGTTGGACGACTTCGCAGAGCGTGTGTTGAAGCCTCGTGTCTCGCAGCTTGCCTCTTCGGTTGACGCCGACGTCGCTAACGCATACAAGACGATTTACTCGTCTGTTGGCACACCAGGCACAACGCCTTCGACTTCTTTGGTCTTGCTCCAAGCTAACCAGAAGCTCAACGAGTACGCTGCTCCTATGTCCCCACGCTACGCAACAGTTAACCCTGCTGCAAACGCCGGTTTGGTTGAAGGCATGAAGGGTCTCTTTAACCCAACAGGCACAATCAGCCGCCAGTTCAAGAACGGCATGATGGGCGAAGGAATCTTGGGTCTGGACGAGATCAATATGTCTCAGTCGATCAAGGTCCACACGACTGGTTCGGCATCACGCTCCGACACCCCAATCGTCAAGGCAACCCTTGCCGAAGGTGCTTCGAAGCTGACCCTAGACAACGTGACAGACGCCAAGACTCTGGTCCCAGGCGACGTGTTCACAATCGCTGGTGTCTACACAGTTAACCCACAGACGCGTGAGTCGACTGGTTCGCTGCAACAGTTTGTTGTAACAAACACCGTTACTTCGGCTTCTACCGAGTTTGTCGATGTTGAGTTCCAGCCTCCTGTTTACAGCCCCACAAACGCCTTGGCTACAGTCAGCAAGCTGCCTGCCGCCTCTGACGTTGTGACGTTCCTCGGCGCCGCCTCTACAGCATACCCACAGAACCTGATCTATCACAAAGATGCGATCTCGTTTGCGACTGCTGACTTGCTGTTGCCACAGGGTGTTGACATGGCTTCGCGCCAAGTCCATAACGGCATCTCGTTGCGTATCGTGCGTCAGTACGATATTAACAACGACCGTATGCCCTGCCGTATTGATGTGCTGTATGGTTACTCAACCATCCGCGCACCGATGGCTGTTCGTCTCTGGGGCTAAACGACGGGGGGCTTTGCCCCCTGTTTGTCACTCTTTTTTAAGGAAATTATCATGGCTCTTTCTAATGGCGCAGATGCGTATCAATTTTCCGACGGTAACCGCGATTCGGCTAAAGCTGTCGGCGGCACAATCCTGAAGTTTGCAGGCGGTATTGAGTTTCATGGTCTTAGCACAGCGATCACCGCTACGTCTACGACTACGACTGCTCCTGCTGGCTCAATGGCTATTACCAGCAACGCAACCGGCAAAGGCAAGCTGTTTGTCTCTGACGGTTCGGTCTGGCAGTACGCTGCAATTAGCTAAACCGAAGGGGGCATACGCCCCTTTCAACTTTTAAGGATTACATCATGCCAAATAGCAAAGCAATCGGCGTGGCGTATGCAGACCCGCTGCTTGAAGGCGCGCGTTTTGTCCCAGAAGTTGCAGCCAATACGACTGCTCTGACGGCCATCACGTTCACCGCCCCAGGCACAGCTGACTACGCTATTCAAGACCTTACCGATACGGGTGGTTTTGGGTTTAAGACAAAAGACGAGGGCAATACTGTCTTGTCGGTTGTCAAAAACCTGCAAACTCGTGTTGCTGAACTTGAATCCAAGCTGGCCACCTACGGCTTGCTTCCCTAATCTTCACTAGGGCGGGGGTCACAAGCCCCCGTAAACTTTACATGGAAATTTATTTAAAACATCCGGTTCACGGCACAAAAATCGCTACAATGGATTTGGAAGCGAAATTTGATGAAGGGCATGGCTGGGTGCGATATAATCCAGACACGCCTTCTGCTCCTGCCGAGGTGGTTCCTGCTAACGAATTAGGCGTCAGACGCCGCCGTAAAATCACGGAATAATTATGAGCTACACCGCTGGCGATCAAATTAACGGAGCATTACGGCTAATCGGTCAGTTGGCTGAGGCTGAAGAACCTTCTGCCGCCACCGCAAATGACGCCTTGATGGTACTGAATCAGATGATTGATTCGTGGAGTACCGAGCGCTTGTCGGTGTATGCTACGCAAGATCAGGTTGTCACATGGCAACCTGGCGTTCGCACTCAAACGATGGGTCCAACGGGCGATATTATCGCTGACCGCCCCATCCTGATTGATGATTCGACGTACTTCCGCGACCCTGCGTCCGGCATATCGTTTGGTATTAAACTGATTAATCAGCAGCAATACAACGGGATTGCGGTCAAGACCGTTACGTCCACTTACCCGCAGGTCATGTGGGTCAACATGGAATACCCAAATATTAGTTTGACGGTTTATCCTGTCCCGACCAAATTGACCGAATGGCATATTGTGTCTGTGCGCCCCCTGACCCAACCTGCGCAATACGCTACGACTTTGGCGTTTCCGCCAGGTTATATGCGCGCGTTTAAATACAACTTGGCGTGTGAGCTTGCACCTGAGTTTGGCGTCGAGCCAAGTCAGACTGTGCAGCGCATTGCTATGACAAGCAAGCGTAATTTGAAGCGCATCAACAATCCTGACGATATTATGTCTCTGCCTTATTCGATTGTGGCAACTCGTCAGCGCTTTAACATTTTTGCCGGTAACTACTAATGCAGTCGCCTATTCTCGGATCAGCCTATACCGCGCGCAGCGTTAACGCTGCGGATAATCGCATGGTCAATCTGTTCCCAGAAGTTATCCCAGAAGGCGGTAAAACTCCTGCGTTTTTAAACCGCGCGCCAGGATTAAAGTTAGAGTTTGCAGTCGGCACAGGTCCAGTCAGAGGTCTATGGACGTTTGGCGGATTTGCTTATATCGTGTCCGGCAACACGCTGTACAAAGTCGATTCGCAATACAACATTACCACTATTGGCTTGGTAGCTAACGACGGACCGGTCAGCATGACTGACGATGGTACGCATTTGTTTATCGCTTGTAATGGACCAAGCTTTGTTTATAACGCTACGACTTTGGCTTACGGGCAGATTACCGATCCAGACTTTCCTGGTGCGTTGACAGTCTCGTACCTGAACGGCTATTTCGTATTTATTGAACCAAACAGCCAGTTAGTGTGGGTCACGCAACTGCTCGATCCGACATCAATTGATCCGCTTGATTTTGCCAGCGCTGAAGGCAGTCCTGATCTATTAGTATCATCAATTACGGATCACTCCGAGGTTTGGCTGTTTGGTACAAACTCCGTTGAGGTCTGGTACAACTCAGGCGCCGTCGACTTCCCGCTTCAGCGTATACAAGGCGCGTTTAACGAGATTGGTTGCGCTGCGACATACTCGGTAGCCAAGCTAGACAACGGTTTGTTTTGGCTGGGCGCTGATGCTCGCGGTAGGGGTATCGTGTATCGCTCTAATGGCTACACCGGTCAGCGCATTAGCACTCATGCTGTTGAGTGGCAAATTCAACAGTACGGCGACATATCGGACGCTATCGCCTACACGTATCAGCAAGACGGCCACGCTTTTTATGTGCTGACGTTTCCTACAGCTAACGCTACTTGGGTGTATGACGTTGCAACACAAGCATGGCATGAGCGCGCAAGCTACACAAACGGCGATTTTGGGCGCCATCGTAGCAATTGTCAGATGGTGTTTAACAACGAAATCATGGTAGGCGACTACCAGAATGGCAACATTTACTCGTTTGATTTAAATGTTTACGCCGATCACAATCGCACTCAAAAATGGTTGCGGTCGTGGCGCGCGCTGCCAACCGGTCAAAATAACCTTAAACGCACAACGCAGCATAGTTTGCAAATTGATGCTGAAACAGGTGTAGGTCTACCAGGCATTACTGAAGTGCCAGGTTACTTGTACAAGTCGCCGTTTATTATTGTTGGCGACTTCTACATTAATGACGAGGTTGTGATTGTCCCCGAAGTCGATGATTTTGTGCAACCTAAAATTGTGTTGCGTTGGTCAGATGATGGTGGCCACACTTGGTCAAACGAGCATTGGCGTTCAATGGGCGGTGTTGGTGAGTATGACACACGCGTCATCTGGCGTCGATTAGGCATGACGAATAAGCTGCGTGACCGCGTTTATGAGATTTCAGGCACAGACCCCGTCAAGATTGCAATCACCGGCGCAGAATTACAAGTGAGCGCAACAAATGCTTAATTCAACTCAAATCCCCGCGCCTCGCGTACCAGTCGTTGATGCCAACACAGGATTAATGTCCCGTGAATGGTTTAGGTTTTTGAACGCAGTCTATGAACAATTAGGCGCAGGTGCAGGCGGCGCGACAGGTACCTTTACTACGGCTGACGCAAAGACGGTTACAGTCGTCAACGGAATTATTACGGAGATCGTTTAATGTCGATTAACATTTCTTATCTGGCGGGCGCAGGCGCCCAGTTTTTCGACAGTAACGGTGCGCCTCTGTCCGGTGGTTTGCTATATACCTTTGCTGCGGGTACAACCACACCCGTATCGACCTACACATCACGGTCGGGCGCAGCGTTAAACACCAACCCGATTGTGCTAGATGCGGCGGGCCGAACCCCCGCCGAGATTTGGTTGGACGGCGGCGTACTGTATAAGTTTGTGCTTAAAAATTCAGCGTTTGTGCAGATTGGCAGCTATGACAATATCCCTGCTGTCAACGACCCAACGACTACTAACAACCTGATTACGGTTGCCGGAACCAACGCGTTGACTGGCTTGGCTACACCTCCATTAGAGGGTTACACCGCTGGCGCGCAATATTCGTTTATCGCTCAAAACACCAACACCGGCGCAGTTACGCTGGATATTGACAGCTTAGGTGTTAAAGCTGTGACGCAAGCCGGCGCTACGGCGTTAGTCGCAGGTAGCATCATTGGCGGTTCGATGGTGCTGGTTGAATATGACGGCACTCAATTTCAGATCATTAACCCCAATTCGTTTATCAATCCAATTATTCGCGGCTACACCGAAGTCATTACTTCTAGTGGCACGGTGGGTGCAAGCGCTACGCTGTCAATTGCTACCGGTACGGTTCTAACAGCTACGCTAACGTCTGCAACGCCATGCACGTTTACCATGCCAGCAATTGTCGCAGGTAAATCATTTTTGCTTTTACTTAAGCAGCCTGCGTCAGGGTCGGCGACAACCGCCACATTTACGGATGTAAAGTGGGGGACGAACGGTGCGCCGACTATTACCGCCACGGTCGGGAAAATGGATATTCTTTCGTTTATTTGTGACGGCACTAATTGGTACGGCACAATAGTACAAGGGTTTACCCCATAATGCTTGCAGCGCACAATATCTTTTTGACCGGTAGAGGTCCATATCCCGCCACATATCTGTTAGTTGCAGGCGGTGGTGGTGGCGGTCAACCGTACTCTTCGCCTGATCCGGCAAGTGGCGGCGGCGGCGGTGCGGGAGGTGTGCTGACTGGATCAGTTACGCTTGTGCCTGGTACAACATATTCGTTTACTGTAGGTGCAGGCGGGGCGGGATCGACTAACGGCGAAAATAGCGTTGCGTTTGGTCAAACTGCTATTGGTGGTGGTCGGGGTGGTAACGGCGAGGCTTCTGTAGGTCAAGGTGGATTTTCCGGCGGCTCTGGCGGTGGCGGCGGCTATGCTAATAAATCTGGTGGCGGTAGCACAGTCGGGCAAGGTAATAATGGCGGCGCCAGTACGCTGACAACCGGTGGCGGCGGTGGCGCGGGCGCGGCAGGTGGCACACCTAACGGGGGCATAGGTGTCGTATCCACAATTACCGGCGCATCCGTTTATTACGGCGGCGGCGGTGGTGGTGGTGGCGGTGGCGTAAACCCTACTGGGTCGGGCGGCACGGGCGGCGGCGGTGCCGGTGGCACAAACGCAGCGGGTAGTGCTGGTGCGGCCAATACTGGCGGCGGTGGTGGCGGTGCAGGTGGCAACAATACTTCTAACGCTGGCGGTGCCGGCGGTTCAGGTGTAGTGATTCTGTCTATCCCAACCGGCGACTATACTGGTATTACAACAGGGTCGCCAACTGTCACCACAAGCGGCGTCAATACCATCATTAAATTTACTGCTAGTGGGACATATACAGCATGATAGTGACCTACTCCGGCGTTTTAGCCAAAAAGCCTGACGTACAGGCTTTGCAAGACGCCATGCTAGAGATGCCGCAGTACGAGCCGCCAACCAATCATTTGTTTCATGGCGGAATGTATTGCAGGCAAGTTTGGCGCCCAGCCGGATGCACAATTGTTGGAAAAGTCCATAAAAAAGAACACTTTTACGTGGTGGTGTCCGGTACAATTTGTGTAACGACAGATGATGGTGTACAGACAGTTACCGGACCTAAAGTGCTGTGTAGCAGACCTGGTACTAAACGGGCGGTGTACGCAGTCACAGACGCTTTATGTATGACGTTTCACGTAGCAGATGCGCAAACGGTAGAAGAAGCGGAAGATGAATTGGTAGAACCCGACAATAGCTCAAAATTCCTTGTCGGTAATAAAGTTAAACAAGAGGTGATAACATGACTTTCGTTGCCGCAGCCGTTATAGGTGGCGTTGCTACTGTAGGCGCAGCCGCCATGAGTTCCCGCGCGGCCGGTCAAGCCGCACGTACGCAAGCTGATGCAGCAGCAGAAGCTACTGCACAGCAGCAGCAAGCTGCGATGGAAGCGATTAAAGTTCAACAAGATGTTCTAAACAAACAACTTGCAACTGCAACTGGCGCTGAAAGACAGCAGATTGAAATTCAGCAAAAAGCGTTGGAAGATCAACTTGCTGAGGCAAGACGAAATCGCGATGAACAGCTGGCAATTGCAGCGCAAACGCGCGATGCGCAACTTGCGGTGGCGCGTGACGTTCTTGCCAGACAAGAAGCTACGTTTAGACCATACAACGAAGCTGGGCTTGCTGGGCAAAATAGGCTACTGGATTACCTTGGAATAAGCGGAAATACGGCGGCGCAAGACTTTGGCAAATTTGCTACTGCTGAGTTTACGCCGGAAGCTTTTGCGGCGAATCAAGACCCTGGTTACGGGTTTAGGTTAAGAGAAGGTCTCAAAGCGGTTGATGCACAAGCGGCTGCGCGTGGCGGTCTAATCTCTGGCGCGGCGCTTAAGGCATCACAGCGTTTTGGCCAAGACATGGCGTCGCAAGAATATCAAAACGCATTTAACCGTTATCAGGCTACGCGCCAAAATACGCTTGCACCTTACCAACAATTACAAGGCGTAGGATTAACTACTGCTGGTCAAATATCTAACGTATTAGGTAACTACGGTCAATCCAGTATTGGTGCGCTAGGCGGATACGGTACGTCAGCGCAAAACGCGGTGGGCGGGTATGGAAATATAGCTAATACGGCTATAGATACGTCAGGCGCTCGTATCGGTGCGTACACGGGCGCAGGTAATCAAAACGTCTACAACGCTTGGGGCAATTACGGCGGTCAAGTCACAGGTGCGTTGACGGGCTATGGCAATGCAGCGGCGTCTAATACTTTGGGTGCAGGCAATGCTCAAGCGTCTGGGTATATTGGTTCGGCAAACGCAATCAATCAAGGCGTAAGTGGTTTGACTAATATGTATTATCAAAATCAGTTGCTTAATATTCTTAGACCTCAAGGTGGTTCTACAGCCACTAATCCAAGCCCATTTGTTGGCGGAGGCGCACCTTAATCATGGCAATTAATCCAAATATCGCATTAGGTATTCAGCCCATTCAACAGCCCAATATGCTGGGAATGGTTACGCAAGCGATGGCGCTTAAAGCTGCGCAGCAAGACATTCAGGGCAACGAAGAACTGAGAGCAGCGTATGCGACTGGCGGCGATCTAAACGACCCAGAGTTCCGGCGACGTGTGATGGCGGCTAACCCTAAGTTGGGTAGCCAGTTAATTAAGACAAACGCTGAGACATCTAAACTGCAAAACGAAGCAGTTGCCAAACGTATTGAGTTGTCGCGCGAAATGCTGACGGGCATAAACACGCCGGAAGACTATATTGCTTGGCACGAAGCCAACCATAAAGACCCCGTGCTAGGCGGCTACCTTGGTCAACGCGGTGTGACTGCTGAACAGTCCCGCGCTAAGATTATCGCCGAGTTGTCTAAACCTGGTGGATTGGAAAAGCTTAAACGTGAGTCGGCGCTCGGCGCAGCGAAGTTGCAAGAACAACTAATGCAAACTGAGCGTTCTGTTCAGGTAGCAAATATTGGTGCAGGTCCTGGATATCAACGCAATGCGTTAGAACGTGAAAAATGGCAATACGGCTTAGATAACCCAGACATGACGCCTTTAGCGGGGGAAAAAGTTTTACCGGATGGCACAAAAGTTCCGGCGTATTTTGGATATAACAAAAAAACCAATACGATGGAAGAAGTTAGTATGCCTTCGGTTAGCGTGGGGCCCATCACTACAGTTAACCCAAACGCACCTGTTAACGCTCTTGCGCCACAAACAGCACCACAAGCGACAAGCGTAAACGCTTTAGCGCCGCCACCAGCAGGCGCGCCTACATCTCCCGTTATGCGTCCGCCTGTAGCTGGGCTGCCTAGCGCCGCAGCACCTAGCGCAGCCATACCTTCTGCCGGATCACCTACATCTGTGTCTGGCGGCACTCGTTTTGGTCCTAAAGGTACATCTGATGCTTTAACGGAATATCAAGGCAAATCAACGGCGTTTGCAATCCGTGCTAAACAAGCACACGATGTACTTAACGCGGTTGGCAAAGACGGCAAAGTACAGCCTGGTTTAATTAAACGTGTTGCTGAAGCTACACCATTTATCGGCGAAGGTTTAGGTACGTCATTAAACTTTACTCAGTCTGACGCGCAGCAGCAAGTTGAACAGGCGCAACGGAATTTTGTTAACGCTGTTTTGCGCCAAGAATCTGGCGCAGCGATTAACGAAGGCGAATTTAATAATGCCAAAAAACAATACTTCCCGCAACCTGGTGACTCTCCTGCCGTTATTGAACAAAAACGCCTAAACCGTGAAGCAGCTATCCAAGGTTTTGAAGTATCGGCTGGATCAGGCGCTAAGAAAACAACGCCGCCTTCGGCAGAACCAAAGAAGATTAGTTCTGACGCCGAATATAACTCACTGCCTTCTGGCGCAACATTTATAGCACCTGACGGCACAACACGGAGAAAGCCATAATGGGCTGGAAAGACGCTCCTGTATTGGATGGCGGTTGGCAATCTGCACCTGTGGTAGGTAATAAAGACGCTGCGCCGTTGGAATGGAAAGATGTGCCTGGGCAAGCGTTAACTAATGTGCCTGAAAGCGCGGGTAAATTTGTCGGTGGAATTTACGAAGCTGTAACAAGCCCAATAGAGACTGCAAAGACAATCGGAATGGCTGCGGCTGGCGGGCTTAAAAACATTTTGCCTAAGCCCGTTACGGATTTCATTACTTCAATTAGTTCTGAACCAGGCAAAATCAACGAAGCAGTTGCAATTGCGGACGCAATTGGTGGCATTTACAAAGAGCGTTATGGTTCGGTAGAAGGTCTAAAGAAAACATTGGCAACAGACCCTGTTGGCGCTGCCGCTGATCTATCTACGATTCTTTCGGGCGGCGCAAGTGCAGCCGGTGTAGCTGGTTTAACCGGAACAGCAAGAGCATTAACATCTGCTGCTGCTGCAACTAACCCCTTAACGCCAATCGTAGCTGCGGCAAGCGTCCCTGTTCAAGCAACCGCACGCGGTGTAGGTGGCGCGTATAATTTCTTGGCCGACCCAAAAGGTGCGGCGGTTTTACGCGCGGCTGAAGGTAGTGGACCAGAAATTATTAACGCTTTGCGTAGCCCTGAAATTTTAGCCGGCAGTTTGCCAACGGCGGGCGAGGCGGCAGCAACAGTTAACGCGCCTCGCTATGCGGCACTTGCTGCTGACTTAGCTAAAGTTGCACCAAAAGAATATCTTGCCCGCGCAGGTCAGCGCAAAGAAGCATTGTTGCGCCCGTTGTCTGTAGATGAAACGTATATGCCTATTGCTGAAATTCAGCGCCGTGTAGCAAGTGAGCCTTTATACGCCGCAGCGCGTGGTGCGGGCGACGTGGTAGATACTGCGCCAGTCATTTCTAAAATTGACACAATATTAGAAAAGAATCCAGGTAACCCTGAGTTGGTGACAGAAATGTCACGCTTGCGCACTGGGCTAATTGATGAGTCAGGCGCACCGCGTACAAACGCACAGCAGGTTGCCTCAACATTAGATGGGTTGAAATCGGCTCTAGCTAAAAAAGAGAACGCCTTTATTAAAGGTCAACTTGATCAGATTAAAACTGATTTGGTAGACGCTATACCAGGCTACCGCGCTGCCCAAGAAACATTTGCGGCAAAAAGCGAACCTATCAATCAAACACAAGTCGCTACGTTTCTAAAAGAAAAGTTAGCGCCTGCGTTGACGGAAGAAACCGGAAAGTTAAAGACAGCAGCGTTTACCCAAGCGGTTGCACAAGCGCCGCAAACACTTAAAAAGTCTACAGGACAGGCACGTTTTCAAGATTTGTCTGAAGTTTTAACGCCTGATCAAGTTAAAGTTGTTAATCAAATTAAAGATGAGTTGGTTCGCACAGCTAAATTTGAAGAACAAGCCAAAGCAGGTAGTGGTACAGCAAGGGGTTCAGACGTTGCGTCGCAAGCGCTTGCAGATGTTGCTGGTGGCACAAAGTTCCCTGGTTTGTTAAGCCGTGTTGCTACTGTTGCAAACGTCATTATTGACAGATTGGAAGGTCGTATCAATCGTCGTTTGGCTACTGAGATGGCGTTGGAGATGCTTGATCCTAAAGCATCGGCTGCAACACTTGAGGCGGCTTTAGCAAGGCAAGCTAAAAGCGAACGAAACAGAGCGCGCGCAGAACAAATGGGCGCTACAACTAAAGGGCTGCTTCGTAACCCAGCACTTTTGCAGCTTAACAATTTAACGCCGCCACAAGAAAACCGTAACGCATTAACGCAGTAAATATCACTTATTTAACTATAAGGTAGCACCCCGATGGAAAACACTTGGAGTGGCGAAGAGCGCCGCAGGGACGTAAAAGAATTGAACGAACTGGCCGGCAAACTGATGTCACTCCATGACGACGTGTCCGAGATCAAGGGCGCGTTAAAAGACTTGACCTCTGCCATCACAAAACTTGCGCTGATCGAAGAGCGACAGTCGGTCACCAACGCCAGTCTTGAACGTGCGTTTGTTGCCATCTCCCGTGTCGAGGATCGACTGACGGAACTTGAGCGCTTGACGCCACTTAACAATCAAGCGCGTATCTGGGTAGAGCGATTCGTCATCGCTGTAGCAAGCGCTGCGCTTGTGTTTGTCTGGGATCAGGTGCGTAAGTGATTGACAGATGGAAAAACAGGCGCAAGATGGCATGGCTGTCCATGCTGGCTGGCCTGACTTTCCCGCTGTTGATCTTGGCTACCGAATCACCTACGCTAGGTCAGATTGCGTTGCCGTTTTATGGTTTCATTAGCGCAGTCGTTGGCTGCTACATTGGATTTGCGACATACGATGATACCCATCCAAACAACCCTGATCGCAGCGGCAGCTAGTCTGGCAATCGGTCTGACAACCGGATGGGTGACAAACGGTTGGCGTCTGAACGGCAAAATTGACCGCATGATGGCAGAGCATAGCCAAGCGATTGCCAAGGCCGGTGAGAACGCTATGGCAGAGGCTGCAAGGCTGCAAAAGTTAAAGGATGATGCCCTAAATGAAGCCAATCAAACCGCACAACGCAATGCCGCTGCTGCTGCCCGCGCTCGTACTGAGCTTGACCGGTTGCGCCGCCAGCTTGCCAACGCCCCTAGTCTGTCCTCCGCTACCTGCGCCTCCACCCGTGACTACGCCGCAACCCTCGCAACCGTATTCGGAGAGTGTGCGACAAGAATTGGCGAACTGGCAGAAAAGGCTGATGGACACGCCGCTGATTCCCGAACGCTAGAGAGAGCATGGCCTAAATGAACACAAACTGGAAACGCTCATTTGAACTGATGTTGCAGTCTGAAGGTGGGTTTAGTGACGATCCCCGCGACAACGGTAACAAATTACCCGACGGTCGCCCAGGCTCCACGATGCTGGGTGTGACTCAATACAACTGGGAGCAATGGCTTGGCCATCAGGTGACACATGAACAGATGCGCAAACTTACTGCGAAAGATGTTGAACCGTTTTATAAACGCAAATTTTGGGACGCCTGCCGAGGTGATGCTTTACCTCTTGGTATTGATTATCTCGTGTTTGATTTTGCTGTAAATGCAGGACCTGGGCGCTCGGCCAAAATCTTGCAAACTGCGGTGGGTGTCCCTGCGGACGGCGCAATCGGACCGATCACGCTTGGCGCCGTCGCTGTCTACTCTCCGACAGAACTGATTGATAAGTTCTCAGAAGCCAAGATCGACTTCTATAAAGGGCTGTCGAATTTCGGCGTGTACGGCGCCGGCTGGATGAACCGTGTCAAGCACGTTCGGAAGGCTGCGCTTGAGATGGTGGGGTCCAGCCAAACTTAATCCACGTCTTTTGGACGTCGGTCGCAGCGGCGGGGATATAGACGAAGTTTGGGTCGTCAACGAGTGGGCATGGTAATGGCATGGTTAAGCTCCTGTTTTAATGGCAAGCCAGATTAAAGACGCCAGACAAATTAGCGCCACGGTAATACCTATTACGACAATTCCAATTGCAGCAAGAGTGTTCATTTCTTTCCCCTCATACAACGGTCATTAAGATCACACCAGATGATGTGTTCGCACACGCATACGTCTTCAGTCTTTATCCAGATGTACATATCCAATTTTCCCTGTGACGGCGATTAACTCGGGCTGCTCTTTTCTGGCACGTTCGACCGCGCGTTTAAGCGCGGGCGATAACGTGTATGCAGGTTTTTCAAACGGCATTACTTTTTTGTCTTTTTTCGATTTCACGATTGACATACCACACCGCCTTTTTTAAGTCTTCGATTGCGTCGTGTTTTAAATCAGCCCGCCAAATATATTTAATTGCATTACCTAAACAAAAGTTCATGTGTTCGGTGATTTGAATACACTCTACGCCTGATGGGTGCGCCGTGTAATGTGGCGGGTGATTAACTGTATCAATTTTCATGGGATGTGCATAGCCTCCTTGTCTGTTTAAAATGTCTACATACTCTGCTACCGTCTTCTCGTCACTCATGGCGTTGTCGCCTCCTTCAGTAGTTCAATCCGCTCCCGCGCCACACGCAGGGTGTTGCCACGCTGATGCAAGCGCAGGATCATGGATGCACGGCGCGGGCCGTTTAATTCTTCTTGCAGCAGCGCAAACACCTCGTCTTCCGACAGGCTGCTCAATCTGCTATTTAGATTTCGCCAAGTAGTTTTCAATTCTTTGCTCCAGTTGGTTAATGGTTTCGTTGGTGTTCTTCAGCGCACGCGTAACGGCTCTTGCGTGGCGTTCGTGAATTTTAAGTTCTGCTTTCGCAGCTTTTAGTTTAGCCTTCCAAAGGTCAATTCGTTTCATCTGATCTCCGTGAATAGCCATGCGGCAGCGTCGTCTGGCCGTGGTTTAAAGTTATTCATAAAGCGTATATGTTCAGCGTGATTGGTGCGCGGATCGGCGTATAGGGTTGAAATCCAACTATCATTTGGTGCGATGTATTCATCTAATTTATCTTTGCGCTCGGGTTTTGGTTGCTTTTTCTTGGGCATGCGCTTGCTTGTATAGGTAACAGATTCCCCAAACCCTGCTGTATAACATTTGCTCATAGTAGCTCCCGTAAAACACCATTCGCTAACGTGAATCCTTCCTGCCTGTTCTAGCCGTCTGAGATGCGCTCCTGCTGCCTTGACTGCAATACCCATCTCTTTGGCTATTTGTGCGACTGTCAGCTTGTCACGCCGACTAATGATGTCAAATGCCTGATCCTGCTTAGGCGACTTCATTTCTTCTCCTTCACTTTCGGTAACGGATACCACGCTTGAAAATCCCGCAGGTTCCTAGACGACAAGACGGCAAAAACGGCAAACCCACCGGGGTTTAGTGCGATCAGTTTACGTCCATGCGGTGCTGCGTTCATATTGAAATTCCATTCGGGGTCTGGGTCGGTGAGGGGTGGGCTTCTGAAACCAATGCATATTTCATGTTTATTCCTTTGCTATGTCGTCAGCGGTAATGCCGTTGGCGATCCATTCGTCATTTGTCGGGTTTCGTTGATAGTCGCAATCCTTGCAACGCATCATTGAAAATCTTTTTGGATAAGTGTTTGTCATTTTCAAATTGTGTTCACCGTCATTTAGACAATCAGCTTTTGATGCTTCATAGTTGAAATATATAAATGTCCTAAAAACAAAAGTCTTTTCACATTCACTGCAAATGTGCTCATGGTTTTCGTCTTCGGAATACCCCCGTCCGTCGTCGTGACAAACTTCTTGATCAGCACCGCAATATGGGCATTGCATATCTGCGCTCATTCTTCAATCTCCACGGGGTAAGCCTTGCCGCCGATGCGGTGTGATAGCCCATCCTTATTTGCTTTTTTTTGGCTTTTATGTACCATTGCCAAAGGTGGCTCATTATCAACACTCGGATAAAAATTCACCCACACGGTTCGCTTCTTGGGTTCCATAAAAATGTCGTTTATGTGAGCGCCGTTTGTAGTGTAGTAGCCATCCGGTAGAAGACGGGTGAGGTTGCCAGCGCTATCACAAACGACTATTGGTCGCTCACCTTTGCAAATTCCTACAAAGAACGCTTCACGCCCATCACGAGTAACAAGAACAATCGGTTCGCCACGCTTTGCAGCTTCTAGGTCAAATGGTTTCATGTGTTCTTCTCCTTTAATGCGGCTTCGATGGCAAGAGCAAATCGGTACAAATCACGATCAGTATCAATATCTCCAATTTCAAAACCCAATTCAGCAACATCTTCGAACGTCAGCGATACCCAATGCTTGCTTGGTGGGGCGGTGTAGAGGGGAATGGGGTTGTACTCTCTAGCTGGTTTTTTCCATCTAAAGTATCTGTGCCCAGTTGCGTTTTCGCATAAGTACGCAACAGGCTCTTGCTCAACACTCAGCCCGTTTGGTCTGTATGCCATGTCGGATGTGTCCCAAGGCTGTGCGAACAACTCCGTACACTTCACGCAATACAACGCCCATCCTTCAGACGCTTTCTTGCCACACTCAGCGCAACCCTCATGTTTACGTTTTTTGTTTTTATCGACATAAGTTGATGATGTGTCGATTGCGTCAACATTGAGTGCTTGGCGTAGGGCTTCGATTGCTTTGCTGTTGCAATCAAACCTAAACGGGTCTTCTTTAAACATCGGAAATCGTTCGCCATTATTGTTCTGACAATAATTGACGGGTTGATTGTTTCCCAACGCCTCCAACGCCATTTCCATTGCCTTTCGTTCTTGGTCAGTCATGCCTATCTCCCCTTGCACGAATAGCTGCGGCTACTCGTTCTAAATGCCTGACATACTCGGAGCGTCTTGCTATCTTGTCTTCCTCACACAACTTCGCACACGCCTCACGCTCGGCTGCGGCTACCAACTCGGCAAAACGCTCCAAAAAATCCTCTGCGCCAACAATACCTTTTATGCCGGATTCACTGAACCCCGCCTGTTCAGCAAGCGCTTTGATTCGTTCGTTCATTTTTCTCCCCCTTCGCCTCGTGGTCTGCCGCCACCTCCTGAGCCTTGATACGTCCCGTCCGGATTAAATACATAGCATCTTTGATTCTCTTGCTTGATACGCTCTCGCTCGGCTGCGGCTACCAACTCGGCAAAGCTCTGCAAATCTTCCAAGTCAAAAATATATTCAGTTTCCGCGCCTGTCATTGTTTCTGTATGGCAAGCGTACTGTTTAGCTAGTTCTTTGATGTTCATTTCAGCGCCTCCATAGCAATGTCAGATATTGTGCGTTTGTCGTGTAGCGCGGCCCAAATCTTTTCGTCAATTGTTTTATTGGTCAGCATGATGTAGACCCAGACGTCGTGCTTTTGTCCTGATCGGTGCAATCGTCCGACAGTCTGCTCGTACAACTCAAGACTCCAAGGCAATGACAGAAAGACCATCCGGCAACCGCCGTGTTGCAAGTTAAGACCGTGACCTGCTGACTTGGGGTGGACAAGAAGCAACTCCACTTCTCCCTTATTCCAGCGCTCAATAGCGCGCTCGTCGTCAAGGGTGACGGCGTGTTTGTATCGGCGCTTAAGTTCTGCAAGTTCTTCTTTGTAGGTGTATGCGATGATTGTATTGGCACGTTGATTCTCCTGTAGTAAATTGTCTAGTTCATCAAACTTGTGTTTACTAAACCAAATAGGCGTCTGCGTGACATCAAATTTACCTGGTCTGTCACTTGCCACGCTTGTCGTGTCGTAAATAAAGCCAGACGCCATCTGTTGCAGTTTGCCTGTCACGACCGCTGCGTTAATTGCTGTAATGCCCTCAAACACAAAATCTTTCTTCATCGTGTTGTATTCAGTCATCGGCATATCGCAGCGTATCTCAACCGTGTGGCAGGGCGGCAGCTTATCGGCGTACTCGCCAGGTTCCAGCACATAGGTGGCAGGGCGTATCTCGTCCATAACTTTCTTCAATGAACCTGGGCGGGGCAACCACTCACCAAAATCAGGGTTCATCAGAATAAAATACTTCTGCATGAACGCGCCCTTGCTGCGCCCAAGCAATGACTGGTCAACGATCTTACATTGCCCGAACACGTCCTCTAAACCGTTAGATGTAAACGATCCGGTCAGACCCCAGCGCACCGTCATCTTATCAATGACTTTACTAAGAGCTTTGAAGCGCGCGCCAGATGGGTTCTTAAGCCGTGTCAGTTCGTCAAACACAACGGCATCGAAGTTTAGCTCCTGCTCGGCCAACCATTGCAGGTTGTCGTAGTTCGTAACCACGATGTCGCTGTGTGATCTGAGCGCAGACAAGCGTTCAGCAGGTGTGCCAACTGCCACACGCATATACAGGTTCGGCGCCCACTTCTTAACCTCAACAGGCCACACGTCGGTACACACTCGCTTGGGCGCTAGTACTAAAAAGCGTTGCACAAGTTTGTCGTTTAGTGCATCACGCATTGCAGTCAATGTGATCGCGGTTTTCCCTGCGCCAACTGGCGCTAAGATCATTGCACGATCATGCTCGTACAGGAAATCTGCG